TCAAGGTGCGACTGGAGCCCAAGGTGCTCAAGGTGCGGCTGGTTCAAGTGGAAGTAGTGGTACGAGTGGTAGTAGTGGTTCAAGTGGTACAAGTGGAAGTAGTGGTACAAGTGGTTCTTCTGGTACAAGTGGTGCACAAGGTGCTCAAGGACACCAAGGAGCACAAGGTGCTCAAGGACACCAAGGTGCTGATGGTTCAAGTGGTTCAAGTGGAACGAGTGGTGCACAAGGTGCTCAAGGACATCAAGGTGCTGGTGGTTCAAGTGGTTCAAGTGGAACAAGTGGAGCTCAAGGAGCTCAAGGTGCTACTGGTGCTCAAGGAGCCGCAGGAAGTAGTGGTTCAAGTGGTACAAGTGGTGCACAAGGTGCTCAAGGTGCGGCTGGAACAAGTGGAAGTAGTGGTACAAGTGGTTCAAGTGGTTCAAGTGGAACGAGTGGTGCTCAAGGAGCTCAAGGACATCAAGGAGCTGGTGGAAGTAGTGGTTCTTCAGGTACAAGTGGTGCACAAGGAGCTCAAGGACATCAAGGAGCTCAAGGAGCTACTGGTGATACAGGTGCTCAAGGTGCTCAAGGAGCGGCTGGAAGTAGTGGTTCGAGTGGAACAAGTGGAGCACAAGGTGCTCAAGGTGCCACTGGTGCTCAAGGTGCACAAGGAGCCGCAGGAAGTAGTGGTTCAAGTGGAACAAGTGGTGCTCAAGGAGCTCAAGGAGCTACAGGTAGTCAAGGAGCACAAGGTGCGACAGGTGCACAAGGTGCTCAAGGTGCACAAGGAGCCGCTGGAAGTAGTGGGTCAAGTGGTACAAGTGGTGTAGACGGAAACTTTGGTGGAGCTTCATTCTACTATACCTTTGAAGCAAATACTACAAACGCAAATCCAGGTGCTGGTGATTTAAGACTTGACAATGCTACACAGAATGCGTCTACGGGTATATACATTTGTGATACTGATGAGAATGCTAATGACATATCATCTTACTTACAAACTATTGATGATTCAACATCTACTATAAAGGGTCATGTAAAGATTTCGAATAAAACTGATAGTTCTCAGTTTATATTATTTACAATTTCAAGTTTATCAGATGAATCTGGTTACTTTGATATTACAGTAAGTCCAGTAGACTCATCAGCGGCTAGTCCGTTCTCGGCTGGTGAAGACATAATTATAACATTCGCTAGAACTGGTGATAAAGGTGATACAGGTTCACAAGGTGCTCAAGGAGCCCAAGGTGCACAAGGTGCTGGTGGAAGTAGTGGTTCTTCAGGTACAAGTGGTGCTCAAGGAGCCCAGGGTGCTCAAGGTGCACAAGGTGCTGGTGGAAGTAGTGGTTCTTCAGGTACAAGTGGTTCTTCTGGTTCAAGTGGAACAAGTGGTGCACAAGGTGCTCAAGGTGCGACAGGTGCTCAAGGAGCTCAAGGAGCTCATGGTTCAAGTGGAAGTAGTGGTACGAGTGGAGCTCAAGGAGCTCAAGGTGCTACTGGTTCACAAGGAGCTCAAGGTGCGACAGGAAGTCAAGGTGCTCAAGGAGCCGCTGGAAGTAGTGGTTCTTCAGGTACAAGTGGAGCTCAAGGAGCTCAAGGTGCTACTGGTTCACAAGGAGCTCAAGGTGCTACAGGTGCTCAAGGTGCACAAGGTGCTGGTGGTTCAAGTGGAAGTAGTGGAACAAGTGGTGCTCAAGGAGCCCAAGGTGCACAAGGAGCTCAAGGAGCTCATGGTTCAAGTGGTTCAAGTGGTACGAGTGGGGCACAAGGTGCTCAAGGTGCTACAGGTTCTCAAGGTGCACAAGGTGCTACAGGTGCTCAGGGTGCACAAGGTGCGGCTGGAAGTAGTGGTTCAAGTGGAACAAGTGGTGCTCAAGGAGCCCAGGGTGCTCAAGGTGCACAAGGAGCTCAAGGAGCTCATGGTTCGAGTGGAAGTAGTGGTTCTTCAGGTACAAGTGGTGCTCAAGGTGCTCAAGGTGCTACAGGAAGTCAAGGAGCTCAAGGAGCTACAGGTAGTCAAGGAGCACAAGGTGCAACAGGTGCTCAAGGAGCTCAAGGAGCTCATGGTTCAAGTGGAAGTAGTGGAACAAGTGGTGCACAAGGTGCTCAAGGTGCGACAGGAAGTCAAGGTGCTCAAGGTGCAACAGGTGCACAAGGTGCTCAAGGAGCTCAAGGAGCTCATGGTTCAAGTGGAAGTAGTGGAACAAGTGGTGCTCAAGGAGCCCAGGGTGCTCAAGGTGCACAAGGAGCTCAAGGAGCTCATGGTTCGAGTGGTTCAAGTGGAACAAGTGGTGCACAAGGAGCCCAAGGAGCTCAAGGAGCTGGTGGTTCAAGTGGAAGTAGTGGGGCACAAGGTGCTCAAGGTGCACAAGGAGCTCAAGGAGCTCATGGTTCGAGTGGTTCAAGTGGTACAAGTGGTGCTCAAGGTGCTCAAGGTGCTACTGGTTCACAAGGAGCTCAAGGTGCGACAGGTGCTCAGGGTGCACAAGGTGCTCAAGGTGCTCATGGTTCAAGTGGAAGTAGTGGTTCAAGTGGAACGAGTGGTGCACAAGGTGCTCAAGGACATCAAGGAGCTCAAGGTGCTACTGGTGCACAAGGTGCTCAAGGACATCAAGGAGCTCAAGGTGCTACTGGTGCTCAAGGTGCTGGTGGTTCGAGTGGTTCAAGTGGTACAAGTGGAGCTCAAGGTGCACAAGGACATCAAGGAGCTCAAGGTGCTACTGGTGCTCAAGGACACCAAGGAGCTCAAGGACACCAAGGACATCAAGGTGCTGGTGGTTCGAGTGGTTCAAGTGGAACAAGTGGAGCTCAAGGAGCTCAAGGACACCAAGGACATCAAGGTGCTACTGGTGCTCAAGGACACCAAGGAGCTCAAGGACACCAAGGACATCAAGGTGCTGGTGGAAGTAGTGGTTCTTCAGGTACAAGTGGAGCCCAAGGTGCTCAAGGACATCAAGGACACCAAGGTGCTACTGGTGCTCAAGGACACCAAGGAGCTCAAGGACATCAAGGACATCAAGGTGCTGCTGGTTCAAGTGGAAGTAGTGGAACTTCTGGTTCAAGTGGAACAAGTGGAGCTCAAGGTGCTCAAGGTGCCACTGGTGCTCAAGGAGCTCAAGGTGCGACAGGTGCTCAAGGAGCTCAAGGTGCGACAGGTGCTCAAGGAGCTGGTGGTTCAAGTGGAAGTAGTGGTGCTCAAGGTGCTCAAGGACATCAAGGTGCTGGTGGTTCGAGTGGTTCAAGTGGAGCCCAAGGTGCACAAGGAGCTCAAGGTGCACAAGGAGCCCAAGGTGCACAAGGAGCTCAAGGAGCTAATGCTGGTATAACCACATTCAACAATTCAACAGACAATTATTTATTAACTGCAGTTTCATCTACAACAATACAAGGTGAACAAGATTTCCAAGTCGAAAGTGGTACAAATCCAGCTTGGAAGTTTGGAGACCACGGTAGTGCTGGGAATGATACATTCATTAGTGGTTCAGATACAACTGGTGAAATAAGAATAGCTAGTGTTGGTGTTACATCAATGGGTGACCAACATGGTAGAACAAATGGTACTTACATATCTGTTGATGATGTTAACGAGGTTATCAGAGTACAATCAGAGGGTTATGTTGTACTTGGTGATGATGATTGGGCTAGTTTCGGTAATACAACTCATTTTGATATAGACGATAATAACCAAACAATTAGTGCTAGTGCTACAAAATTTATTGTACTATCTGGTCCAGGTACAATAACAAACTTAAATGTTGATGCTGATGGTGCAGTAACAACAGCTACTTCTGATGTTAGATTGAAAAAAGATGTTAATGAAATATCTGAATCAATTGATATCATCAAAGGTCTACGTGGTGTAACATATAGATGGAAAAATAAAGAAGAAGGTAATCCAAGATGGTCGGATGATGGTGGTAAAACTTACTATGGTCTATTAGCTCAAGAGGTAACGGGTTCAAGAGCTCATGGTATAGCATTTGAAGGTTCTGATGGATACTTGGGTGTTAGTTTACCAGAAGTTGTACCAGTACTTATTAACGCTGTTAAAGAATTAGAAGAAAGAGTTAGAGTATTAGAAGAAGAACTGAAAAATAAGTAAAACGTTTCAGAGCTTAGAAAGATACTTATATATAAGTTATAATAAATGTTATAAGGAGATATAATATGCCAGAACCAGTAAAATTTGATAAAGAAGAATTAGAAAGTTTACAAGATATCCAAAATAGATATCAGACTAAGACTATTGAATTTGGACAATTAAATGTTCAGAAAATTCTTTTATCACAACAAATGGAAAGTTTGGAAAATCAAATTACTAATATGGAAAAGGATTACGTTCAGATACAAACCGATGAACGAGCGTTAGTTCAAAAGTTAAATGAAAAGTATGGGCCAGGTTCGTTAGACCCATCTACAGGAACATTTACACCAATAGAACAACCTAATCCACCACAACAATAATTTCAATAATTATCGTTTGAGAATTTAGCAACCTATTTATATAGGAATATGTTATATATTCGCATGCGTAAAAAAGATAACTAATTAATTAGGAGAAATATAATGGCAGAGAGAATCGTCAGTCCTGGTGTATTCACTCGTGAAAAAGATTTATCATTTCTTCCACAAGCAATCGGTGAGATTGGAGCGGCAATTGTAGGGCCAACACAAAAAGGGCCTGCTTTTGTTCCAACCATTGTCCGTTCATTTAATGAGTTTGTGGAGGTATTTGGTGATGTCACGAAAGATTTTTATACACCATATGCTGTAGAACAATATCTACGGAGTGCTGGTACGGTTACCATTGTAAGAGTTCTTGGTGAAGATGGGTATTCAAATGACGTAATTAAATTATATGCTATATCAGCAAGTGCGACGAGGTCTCTCGCGTACCTTGCACCATCAGCAGGTGGTAATAGTGGAGCTGGTGACTTATCAGTTTCTTCCATTACAGGAGGAAACGTTGGGTCTACTGATTCTACACTTACTGTTACTGGTAGTGATGTAAGTGCTTATACAGCAACAATATCGTTTGATACGGGTAGTGCTAATTACATTGAAAATGTATTTAGTTATGATGCTCAAACTTCAGTAGGAGCTGGTGGTACAACTGTTCCAGTTTACTTATATGCTAATTTTAAAAATGCTCAATCATCTTTGAATTGGGTAGGTACAGAAGCTGTTTCAGCGTCTGTTGATACCATTAACTTTGCAAATACAGATTATTCTAACGCTGAAACTCCAACCGTACACTCACAAATGATAAATGGAGCTCGTTTTAATCTATTTAAGGTTAAAACTCGTTCACATGGTTCAAATGTAAATGATGACGTTTATGTTGTTATTTCTAACGTGAAAGCGGCTGGTAGTATAGCAGGGTCAGATTATGGTTCATTTAGTTTAGCTGTACACAAAGTTGATGATGGTTCATTAGTTGAATCATGGCACAATTTGAGTTTTGATGCTACAAGTACTAACTATTTACCAAGAGTTATTGGTGATAGATATGTAACTATAGATGCAAACGGAAAACTTACTTATAATGGTGATTGGCCAAATATGTCCAACAACATTTACATAAGTGATTATTCAGCTCTCGAATTTGCACCAAAAACCGTAGTACCAATGGGTCATGGAGCTTTTACAAACCCAGTTCCTGGTGGAACTCACGTAAATGCGGCTCAGTTGGTAACACAACAAACAAGTGAGAACTTAGAGTTTGACACAACAATTCCATATGGATTTGACTTTAACTATTATTACACATATAATAATAATGGTACGGCGTATGATAACGTTTCTTACCTAGCACCAACACCAATAAGTGCTGGAGTTGGTAATAACGTTAGTATGTCCTTAGAAAATATGTTTGGTCATGCTTCTGCTTCAGCGGCTAGTGGTTATGCTACTGGTTCTGATAAAGTTACATTGGCTGGTTCACATATTAGTCAACGTAAATTTGCTTTACCATTCCAAGGTGGATTTGATGGTATGAATCCAGCTATAGTAAAGAATACAGGAGCTAACATAACATCAACAAATACTATGGGATTTGATTGTTCAACAGCTACTACAATGGGTACTAAAGTGTTTAAGAAAGCTATAAACGCTGTCAGTAATCCAGATGAGTTTGATATTAACTTACTCGTAACACCAGGTATTGTACATGGTTTACATAGTAAAGTTAGTGCAAGAGCTATGAACATGGTAGAAGAACGTGGTGATGCATTCTATGTAATGGATGCTTCCATATATGGTGAAAGTATAGCTACAATGACAAGTCGTGTAACCACATTAGATACTAACTATGCGGCTACATACTACCCTTGGGTTAAAATTGTAGATTCTGGTACTTCTCTACCTGTATGGGTTCCGCCTTCAGTTGTTTTACCTGGTGTTATTGCTTATACAGACCAAGTATCACACGAATGGTTCGCACCAGCTGGTTTGAATCGTGGTGGATTAACTTCGGTAGTTGAAGCTCAAACAAGACTAACTCACGCTGAACGTGATGACCTATATGAAGAAAGGGTTAATCCTATTGCTTCATTCCCAGGTCAAGGTGTTTGTGTTTGGGGTCAAAAGACCTTACAAGCTAAACCATCTGCGTTAGACAGAGTAAATGTAAGAAGATTGTTAATCAGATTGAAGAAATTTATTGCTTCATCTTCAAGATACTTGTTGTTCGAACAGAATACTGCTGGAACAAGAAATCGTTTCTTGAACATTGTCAATCCTTTCTTAGATTCTGTTCAGGCTAATAGTGGTTTGAGTGCATTTAGAGTTGTCATGGATGAATCTAACAACACACCAGATGTGATTGATAGAAATCGTCTTGTTGGACAAATCTATATACAACCTACGAGAACTGCAGAATTTATTGTTCTGGACTTCGTTGTACTCCCAACAGGGGCTACATTTCCAGAGTAATTAAACTTCTTAGTTTAGACTTAAAACCCACCTTAATCGGTGGGTTTTTTGTTTTAGTGATATTTATTATTGTGTTATAGAGAAGAGATACTATAACGAGTAAAAATTAACTTTTTTGTGTATAGATGATATTTATATATAAGAAAAAATAATTGAAATTTATTGGAGATATAAAATGGCTGAATTACTCGACCCTTCAGAAATAATGTTCACTCCGTTTGAACCGAAGACGAAGAACCGATATATCATGTATTTAGAAGGTATACCATCTTATCTTATTAAGACTGCAAACAGACCAAGTATTACTTTCGAAGAAGTTGAATTGAATCACATAAACGTGAAACGATACGTGAAAGGTAAAGGTGCTTGGGAGCCGATTGAAATTACCTTATTTGACCCAGTTGTTCCAAGTGGAGCTCAAGCTGTTATGGAATGGGTTAGATTACATAAAGAATCCGTAACTGGTCGAGATGGTTATTCTGATTTTTATAAGAAAGACATAACTATTAATATGTTAGGTCCAGTTGGTGATAAAGTAGAAGAGTGGACATTAAAAGGTGCGTTTATCACATCCGCAGCTTTCAATGATTTAGATTGGTCAGTTAGTGACCCTGCTGAAATTACATTGAGTCTACGTTACGATTACGCTATACTACAATTCTAACAATATTTTATTGGTGGATAGGGGGAAGTTTGTGGTGGACTTCCCCTTTTTTTTGCATAGGGTTTTTTAATATAGGCTGATACTTATTAAAAAGAAGTTTTATAAAATAGTTTTATATGAAATCACATTATAATACATTAAGGAGAAATTATGGCTAAGAAAGAAAAGCCTAAGTTTCCAACCGAGATAGTACCATTACCATCAGGCGGTAAATACTATCCAGATGGACACCCACTATCGAGTGGTGAAGTTGAAGTAAAATACATGACAGCTAAAGAAGAGGATATTCTTACTTCACAGAATCTTATCAAACAAGGTAAAGTAATTGACGTATTATTAGATTCACTTGTACAAGGTGACTTTGATATGAATGATATGTTGATTGGTGATAAGAATGCAGTTATGATAGCCGCTCGTGTTCTTGGATATGGTAAAGATTACGAATTTGAAATGGAAGACCCACTAACTGGGGAAAAAGAAAAACAAGTTCTTGATTTAACCACCCTTGACCACAAAGAAATAGACTTCGATGGTGATTATACATTTGAATTACCAAATTCTAAAAGGGTATTAGGTTGGAAGTTTATAACACAACGTGATGAAAACGAAATATCAGAGGAATTAAAAGCTCTACGTAAAGTCACAAAGAGAAGTGGTATAGAACAAGAAGTAACTACAAGACTAAGAAAAGTTATTACATCAGTAGATGGAGACGAGAGTGTCGGTACTATTAATAACTTTGTCAATAATGAATTTTTGTCTCGTGACTCAAAAGCATTTAGAGATTATTTATTGTCCGTAACACCTGATGTGGACTTAAATATCATTGTTGATTTTTCTTCAGGTGAGGAGGTCGAAGTCACCGTTCCTATGACGGTGGAGTTTTTTTGGCCTAAGTCCTGAACACAAACCTAAGATACACGAACAAATATTCCAAATAGTATTTCATGGGAAAGGTGGCTTTACCTATGATGCAGTGTACTCTATGCCCACATATCTACGTAAATTTTATTTCTTACAGATGCAAGCTTTCTATAAAAAAGAGAAAGAACAATACGATAAAGCAAATAAAAAATCATCCTCTGCAAGAGGGCCAAATATAACTCCAAGACGATAAATTTGATTTATTTGATATTTATTATTGATTAAATCCCCAAACGTTATATTATACGGAGACAATAATGGAAAATATTAATGATATCAAAAAGATAGCTAAAAAGTATCTTAAATCCCCAAAAATCTACAAGATGAGAAACAAGATTCAAGTTGTAGCAACAAGTGGTGCTTACATGAACCTTGAACACGACCCAAGTGGTAAAAGTTATGAAATAATTGACCCATCAGACAATCTTATAGGTGGTGGTGATTATGATGTAGTGATGGAGCCCTTCGCAGAGTTTAGGGATTTATTACGTTCTATGAAATTAGAAATCAAAGAAAACAATCAAAAAGTATACGAAGGTATTATCAGTACCTTATTTCAAAGAGTTTTAGCTGGTGCAAAACCAAAAGCAGTTGTGAGTCAAGCTACTAAAACTCATCCGGCACTTAAATCAATGGAAAAACAAATCCAAAAAGATTTAGAAGATTTAAGAAAAGATTATATTGGACATCAAAAAAGTCTGGATAAATTTCAAAGATAATTAAAATATGGCTAAAACTGAAGACTTAAAAAGACAAAAAGAACTCACCGCCGAATATAAAAAACTAAAAGAAATTATGCGGGCACATAATAAGACTGCCAAATCTTATCAACAAACCGAAGAAAAAATTAAAAAAATTATTGAAGAAAGACGTGAGGTCAATAAAAAAATAGCCGATGAAAATAAAAGGGTAAAAAAACAAACTGAGAGTCTTGGTGAACAAATGCAAAGAAACTTGTCAACACAAGTTGATTTGAACAATGCTGGTAAAACCGCTGTTATTGGAGCTAAAGATTTAACAGAACAACAAAAAACTATAAGTAAACTTATAAACACAGACCTTGACCAACGAACCGATTTGTCAAGTATAATGATAGC